TGTGCATGCCACCCTCCCAATGACTCTTGCCCACGCACACAAGATAGTCTTTGTCATCATACTTCCAATGTTGGAAAGCAGGAAAGTTCACTTTGATTTTTGAATCTGCTGGATTTTTAGGATTTTTTTTGCGTCCAGGTTCGCTAGGTATGTGATCATAGGTCATCACTCTAAACACCAGTTCATGTTTTTGTATTTTTTTATAATCCACTTCGCATTCAGACATTTTTACTTTGGGATTAGTCAGTTTGCGTTTTTCAAATTCTTCCACTGCAAGTCTTTTAGCTCTAACTCTTTTGGCTTCTGCTATGGTTCTTACATTTATTTTTTCCAAAGAAGATATGATCACATCATAACGATTGTATTCATCTTTGATATAACTGCAATAACTGTTTTTAGACTTATGGATTTCATCCAGTAGGTCTTTGTTGTTGAGATAGTTGATTTTTTTCATGCAAATCCTATATAATTAGCCTTCAGTATAAACTACGCAGTTAATTTTGTCAATAAATACTTGAGAAAAGGTAGAATATGGCATCATTCGGAAACGACAACATAAACCCAGAACAAGCAACAAACAACAGCCTACTGGGAGGAATAGGCAACACTGTATCTAACATAGCCGGCAAAGCGGCTGCTACGGTGCAGGCTTTCACCAATCCAGCAAATTTTGTATCCAATCTAAGATCTATAGGTTTACCAAAAGACGGCATGCCAGGATCCAAAACACTCACTCAAGCCACCACAGCCACCAGACCAGGTGAAAAAGATTGGCGAGTAAAATTGAGTTTGCCATCAGATTTCAAAGGAGACATTATCAAACCATTAATGGAAACAGGCGGAATGTGTTTTCCTTACACACCGTCAATCATAGTGAACCACACAGCAAATTATACACCTAGTAATCCTGTACACACCAATTACACAATCAATTCATACAATTACAGCACAGTGGATCAACTTCAAATCAATGCTGATTTTTTTGTTCAGAATGCTTTGGAAGCCAGATATTGGGTAGCGGCTGTTCATTATTTCAGATCAGTGACCAAAATGAAATATGGTGAATCCAGCAGTGGTGCAGGATCTCCTCCACCAGTGGTTTTATTGAATGGATACGGAGATTTTGTTTTCAAAAATGTTCCTGTGATTGTGACTCAATTTCAATTTGATATGCCCAATGATGTGGATTATATTTCTTGTTCTTTGGAAGAACCAGCAGCCTATGATGATGCCTCAGTGTCTCTTGGCACAACAGGATGGGCACCCACTCAGAGTCAATTTACAGTCTCACTACAACCTCAATTCGCAAGATCCACCATATCACAATTTAACATGGATAGCTTTATCAAAGGCGAATACATCAATACTTCTGGAGGATTTATTTAATGGCCACATACAATAGTTTAAGCCCATGGCACAACACAGAAACTGTCAATAATCAGTATTTGGGATTATTGAAAATCAGACCTGTGCCAGAAACCAGTGATGATATTTTGTACACTGTGGGAGTGCAATACACTCACAGACCAGATCTGTTGGCCTATGATCTGTATGGTACCACCAAACTTTGGTGGGTGTTCTCACAAAGAAATCCAGACAGATTGAAAGATCCCATCTACGATTTGGTGGCTGATTTAAAAATTTATCTACCTCAAGGACCCAAATTAAGATCACTACTGGGATTGTAAAATGTCCATCAATAAAAATTCTGACAATATCACAGTACAATTCAAAGATGCTGGCGGTAGAGTCATCAAAGATTTCAACGGAAAAAAAGTTATCTACAAAGAGGAAAGAGATGATGATGGTGGTGTGCGTTATGTCACCACAGAAGTTGGTCCCAATATTAAAAAAAATCAACTTCATAAATTCAACAGTTTTAACACAATTTTTACTCTAGCCTGCTTGACCATAGATGAAATCAATAATCCTTATAATTTAAGAGTTAAAACTCCAAACAAAGTGATACTGAAAAATGGGGGATCCAGCAAGAGTAAATTTGTTACTCAGTATGATAGACCATTGGAAGGAGGATCAGCTGCAGCCAGAGAATTTTTTATTTCAGATGCGGAAATACAAACAGTGATAGCACCCAATCCAAAAACCAAACACACCAATGCTTACAAAATAAATTTCACAGTGGTAGAACCCTACAGTTTAGGCACATTTATTGAAACACTTAGAAGTGTAGCAATAGCCAGTGGTCACAAAAATCACCTACAGGCTCCGTATTGTCTTATAATAGATTTTAAAGGATATGATGAATCAGGCAAAGAATATTCAGTGGAACAGACTAGGCGTGTGATTCCCATGAAAATTTTTCAAATTGAATTTGAAGCCAATCAATCAGGCAGTATCTACAGTTGTCAAGCCACAAGTTGGAGCGAGCAAGCATTGCATGGAGTGATTCAAACTATTCAAACTGACGTCAAAATAAAAGGCAAAACTGTGCAGGAAATGCTGCAGGTAAGTCTGCAAGAGGAATTAAACAATATCAAGAAGAAAAGAAACAAAGAAAAAGATAAAGATAAGCATCAATATGATGATTATATCATAAATTTTCCCACAAAAGAAATTCTACAAAACAGAAGCAACAATATTGTCACAATCGATGATCAAAACAACAAAGGCAAAATGACTGCAGATGAACAGCGTAAAGCATTGGTTGGAACCAACACAGCGGTTAAGTCAGATATCAATGGTATTTCTTACAAACAGACCAATGATTCATTAAACGACATAGGAAAATTTAAAATTTTAATGAATGAGTCACAAATCAAAGACATGACCGATAAACTTGTGTATGATTCAAAGAAAAAAATTGAAATCACATCTCAAATAGTCAAAGAACTAGGACAAGGCACATTAAATTTCAAAGCAGGAACCAATATTGAAAACATAATCACCAATGTGATAATTTTCAGTGAATATGCTGCCAAGTCATTGAAAGACAGCAGTGGAAAAAACGAGATAGACTGGTTCAAAATTGTGCCTAGAACATATATCATACAGGACGAAGAAATATTGAAAAAATATGGAAGATATCCTTATCTATATGTGTACGATGTGATCCAATATCCAGTGCATGAATCAGTGTTTGCCAAGCCCAACACTAAAACTGACGTGGCAAATTTCGAAACTCAGTTGGTCAAAGAGTACGATTATTACTACACAGGAAAAAACGCAGACATATTGGATTTTCAACTGAAATATAACTTAGGGTTCGTTACAGTGCTGCCTGCAGATGCTGCCAAATCCAAGAGCAGAGAGGATGATAAAATTAGAGCTGAAAAAGATGGAAATAATTCTTTGGATGATGAACCTGGTGACACAGCAGAATCAAACACTGGTTCAGGCGCAGTTCTCACAGGAGTGGTGCGAAGACAATTCACTCAGTATGAAGTGATAGATGGATTGTCAGACGAGCAAAGATTGGCGTTGGAATTCAATGAAGCTGTTATTAATAGTGGCGTAGATTTGGTGCAAATCAATCTTACCATACTGGGAGATCCATACTATATTGCTGACAGTGGCACAGGCAATTATTATGCCAATGTGGCTCAAGATCCTTCAGGCAAATCATCCAAATTTGTGAACAAAGACGGAGCTATGGAAGGCACATTCTCAGGAGTGTACATTGCCATTAATTTCAGAACTCCTATTGATTACAACAGCAATGGACAAATGATGATGAGAGACACAGCATCACAAGCAGAAAGATTTATACCAGTGCCAGCATTCAGTGGCATATACAGAGTGAATATGGTCACACATACTTTTCAAGGTGGACTATTCAAACAAGAATTGCAGTGCCATAGGTTAGGTAATCAAGAAGTTAAGAAAAAACCAGAAAAAAACAACAAAGCAATCTTACCTGGTGATGGTAAAACATTTAATGCTGATTCGGGGAATGAAGGTACAGGAGGCAGTGGAGCATAATGTTTAGAGGTATACAAAAAAGAGACAATAACAAAGACCAAGTGGTCAAAGACCCTGGCCCATATGAAGCCATAGTGACCAGTCATCTAGATGCCAAATATTCTGGATCTTTGGAAGTGGAATTGCTGAAAGCAGGTGTGAGTGGCAATGATCCTTTTAAACCAGGACAAAGAGTGCTGGTAAAATATTGCAACCCTTTCTATGGAGTCACTTCCTACAATGGTGTCACTCCCAATCACAACTATGAAGACAGTCAACAGAGTTACGGCATGTGGTTTGTGCCACCAGACATTGGAGTCAAAGTGTTGGTGATATTTGTGGAAGGCAACATCAACAAAGGCTATTGGTTTGGTTGTGTGCAGGCAGAAAATCAAAACTTTATGTTGCCAGATGGCAGAGCTGCCACCACCTATACTGACGTGAATAATGATATATCGTTGAGGGGTAAAAAATTGCCAGTGGGGGAATACAATAAAAAATTAATTGACAACACAAGAAATCTCACAGACACAACAAAATTTTTAAAACCTATTAACCAACAGTTTGTGGATATATTAAACAATCAAGGATTGCTGGAAGACGAAACCAGAGGTATTACCACATCAAGTGCCAGACGAGAAGTGCCCAGCAGTGTGTTTGGAATCAGCACTCCAGGACCTTTGGACAAACGTGGCAATTCGCGTGGCAAAGGTGGCAGATATTACTCTAGATTGGGTGGCAGCAGCATTGTGATGGATGATGGTGATGATAAATTTTTGCGTAAAACATCAGCAGCCACAGGACCTTCAGAATATGTGAATCAATTCACAGATGAACAAGAAACAGTAGATGAAACCATACCTCACAATGAACTGGTGCGTATCAGAACCAGAACTGGTCATCAAATACTGTTGCACAATTCAGAAGATTTGATCTACATTGGCAATGCTAAAGGTACCACATGGGTAGAATTAACAGCCAATGGAAAAATAGATGTGTATGCCAAAGACAGTATCAGTTTTCACACAGAAACGGATTTTAATTTCAAAGCAGATAGAGATGTGAATATAGAAGCAGGACGCAGTGTGAATATCAAAGCATCAAATAATGTGCAAATAGAAAGTAATCAAAATTTAAATTTAGTGATAGGTGCCGATGGTTTTATAACCACAGGTTCTAATTTAAATGTAAACAGTGCCAACAATTATTTCACAGCCACCAGTGAAACACACATTAAAAGTGATATTCAATACAGCTCAGGATCAGAAGCATATTCAAATTTCCCAACAGGCGGAACAGCTGACGCTATTGCTGCAGGCAGTGCTTCTATTTTAAGCACATTTACTAATCCTGGAGAAAATTCAGAAAACATAATGAAACGTGTGCCACAACATGAACCTTGGTCACAGCATGAAAATTTAAATCCTGCTAATGTCAGTGATAATTTAACAGATAGAGAAAATCCCAACAATATTAACAATTCATCTTTAACGCAGATAAAGGATACTTTTACAAAAAATTAACGAATAAATATTCATATGAGCACACAAGAAAAAAAATTATACAAAGACATAGTGGTCAAATCCAAAAAAACCTTCACTGATCCAGTGGGACCAAGAGCCTACAGAGGTATCAGCACTGTGAATCCCAATGTGAACAGTTTCAACCTGTATGATATAGCACTGATCAAACAGGATCTATTGAATCATTTTCATATCCGTCAGGGAGAAAAATTGGAAAATCCTCAGTTTGGCACCATTATTTGGGACGCACTGTTCGAACCACTCACAGAGGACATGAAACAAGCCATCATACAAAATGTCACTGAAATTGTCAACTATGACCCTAGAGTGCAGGTGAACGCTGTGACTGTGGACACTTACGAAAGCGGCATACAAATAGAATGTGATCTTACCTATCTTCCCTACAATATTTCTGAAAATTTGCGTTTAAAATTTGATGAAAATAACGGTTTAATCAATTAGAATTAACTGAGCATTTAATCAAACCTAATAAATAAGTCTATACAATGGAAACTTATGTCATCCACAGATAGATTAAACAGATTATTGCTGGC